CCTGATGCCAAACATCAGCATCTGGCCCAGAAGCGGGACCATTTCCGGCTGGGCAGCGCCAACTTGGTTAGCCTGCTGCAAAAACCCGCCAGCGGCCTTAAGAAACTCAATACGGGCGGCTTTGTCCTGCTCCTGATCAGCGCGAACCGTGCTGTCGGTTTCAATGTCCACCCGGAAGCAGCGCATGGCCTGATTGCGGATAAGGCCCTCTACCTCATCCCAAGTCGGGTCACTCATCATAATATCGATCTGGTCAGCAGATAGGCCAGAGAGGGCCTGCGGAGGCTGCGGAGGCGGCATCATGGGCTGGGGCGGCATACCCGGCTGGGGCGGCTGACCACCCATCGGCGGGCCTCCATTGTGGCCCATTTGGGATATTTGCTGGAATTGCTGGATTTCAGCCTTTTCCTGTGCCGTAAACAGGCGAACACCGCTAATCTTCTTGATGGTGTCCATCTGGAAGTGTTCGCAGATGATGTTGACCATGATGCGGATATTCTCGCGGGCAAACCGCTGGATTTCACGCTGCTGGTCACTGATGCGGTTGGTGGCAAAGCTGGTCTTGATCTGCTGCGCCCCCAAGGTTTCGTTGGGGTTGCTATCACCCCGCACAATGTCAGGGATGCCGCTAATCTCATGGAGGTCTTTTTTGACCTGTTCGCGGGCCGAATAAAGCTGCATCAGGCCATCGGCCACTTCCTTGATGGGCAGGAAGCTCATGGCCCCTTGGATGCCGCCTTTTTCCGCAAACATGGCCCAGCTTTCCACCGGGATCATGGTGTTATCCACGCCCTCAGAAAGGATGCGGCCAAGGGCTTGAACGCTGGCATCGTAAGCGCCGGCCACTTTGATCGACCGAGTAAGCGAGCCAATGCGGGCGGTTAGGTTATCAAGCTCACGGGCCTGATCTTGGTATTCTACATAGAAAGGCGTGGGGATTAGGCTGTCATTGGTCAGGTTGGCAAAGATGGGGCGCGGGCAGGGCCAGAAGTCTTTGAGGCGCAGCGGGTCTTTGCGGCAATCCAGGGCTTCCGGCACATCCCGATGGAACCACACCGCAACCTCGCGGGACTTGTCCCAAAGCTCATAGATGGTTGCTTTGCCAATGCCGTTGTCCAGCTTGGTGTCGTTTAGGGCTTTGGGGGTGTAATCAAGGGTCGGAAGATTGCCCTTTTCCTCGCCAAACCGCTTAATCAGTTCGTCGCGGGACAGGTAAACCTTGCGCCAGACGCAATAGACCTCCTCCCAAGTGCGGCAGATGTTATACCCATAGTCCTGCGGGTGGACGTAATCGACGCAAACCTCTTCGTATTCAATAATCTCTGGGATTTCTTCCTTTGGATTATTGCTATCCAGCGGAGCGTCGTTGTCTTCAACGTCATCCGTAAGCTCAAACGCTGGCTTCATGTGCGGGACATACCGCACCCAGGTTGTGCCGCGTCCCGGCAACAGGAAATCTAGGACGCAATTACGCATTGCAGAGCCAAATCCGTCCGTGTCGCAAAAATAGGTGGCTGACCGCTCCAAAATGTCGCTGGTTACGCGGCCAATGGGATCGGCGTCTTTAAACCGGCGCTGAATGTCAGGTCGGGGGTTGCGGGCGTATAGTGCTGGCTGCAATGTCTGGGTGTTAGACCAAAGCACATTGTACCGAGTGCGGCTGTCATCACCGCCAATAGGGCTGCGTTCGTCCTTGTAACGCCGCAGGATGCGTTTGCCGCGCTCATACCAAGTCTGCGCCTCACGGTCATAGAGCGTGATTTCAGCTACCCAGCGGGCAATCTTGTGCAAGTCGGAGCTTTGAATATCCGCGCCGGTTGTGTCGATTGCGCCGCTGCTTAGAGGCATTAACGAACCCGGCGAGCGCGAAGGGTGCCGTAAGCATCACCCGCCGTTCCAGTGAAGCTAAGACGAGCACTGAGATAAACAGTCGTGGTTGCGGCGAGGCTAAAGCGAACAGTCCCCGTTGCCGGCGCATAAATACCGCTGGCACCAAAGGCCACGTTAATCAGCACAATACCGCCATTGGGAAGCGTCGGAATGGTGGCTGAAGTGCTACTGACCCATGCAACTGCCTGCGTTGCAATAGTACCAACGTCAATAATAGCATTGGCGGAAACGTCCCAATCACCAGCCGTCAGGGAAATAGATGTAATGTTGATGGCGACGTTAGTGGTGACAAACGGCACCGCCGCACCAGAAAGTACAACAGACTCGATATATTCGCCAACTTTACCAGCGCCGGCGTTGTCATTGGTAACTGTTCCAATAATCTGGCTCGAATTTGTGGTAGCAGTCGAACGCAAACCCATATTACACGCCCTCGCCGCAAGTGATGTAAATTGTTGCGGTCTGGGCGGAAGCACAAATAGCCGCTACCGTGTCAACATCGCCACCCTTGCTAAATAGTTCGCTAGTTCCGGCCAAAATTGGCATGTCGGTGGTTACAGCTGTCTGCGCGCCAACACCGTACCGAATAAATGCCGTATTGGGGCCGGCGTTAACAATACGCATAACGGACTTGCCACCAGACGGGCCGGCGTTAGCCGGGGTCGGGGTAGAGCTAACGTCCGTTCCGTCCAAAGTGGCGCTGGCGGTCGATGCGGTTGCCGAAATCGATTTGGTCTTGGAGAAATTGGGGGCAAGGGGCTGAACATTCATGTGCGGGTTCCTTTAAATACGGGACCGCTCACCCTTGGGTGTTCCGGCCACAAGTTCATCAAACGACATTTCTGATAGGTATTTAGGCCTAGGCGGCGGCTCAACCTTCGGGCGTACCCAAGGCCTGGACATGCAAGCATAACGCCATTCATCGGCACAATTTGAGACAAGCATACCCCCAGCCAGCGCAAAGCACCCGGTTTCTGGTACGGTTATACAGTAAACGTGGTGTTTATCCAACAGCCTTTCGACGCCGACGCAAAGCGCGCGCTTTACAGTTGGTGCCACAGAATTTTGATAGGTGGGCAATATGCTTTGCTGCTGCGTATTCAGCCCCACATTGCTGGCAAGATTTGTTGACAGTTGGGTATTTATGTCCCGCGCGCTTAATGCCCAATTGCTTATGCCATTCACGGCCTGCATCTGATTTATGCCATAGAGCGGCGGCAGCTTGAGCGATGGGTATAGTCTTGCGGCCCCGGTCGCCACTTTCCACGCCATGCCTTTCGCCCAAATGCTCAAGTTCTGAAAGGCACTCGAGATTGTCTGAAGAATTGTTCGCGCGGTTTTCGTCTTTGTGGTGGATATGGCATCCGTCTGGGACGGGGCCGTTAAAGAAAGCCCAGACAACTCGGTGAAGCCGTAGCCCTTTGCGTTGAAAGTATTGGCCGCACCTATAAAATCTTGCCCCGTTAAATTCTTGGATTGTCTTGCTAATGACGATTGGCTGCATAAAACGCTCCGGTTCAATAGGTCCGAAGCATAGCACCATTCATCGCAATCTACTAGGAAGCGATGGTCCGGGGTGCAGGTAATTTGCAGCCCATTGGCAAATGTAAGCCGCACAACATCTGCATTTTTTTTTATTAGCCCGCCAGAACGGAACGGTGCATAGCGGTTTTCGCTAGTAAGCACCCATCCATCGGTCAAAGTTTCGATAGGCCTGGGACCGTCAATTGTTTCGACCAGCGTTCCCGCTACAAAACAGTGGTCTTCCATGTCGCTGTCAAGGTCTTCGACGCGGGTTTCATCGTGCTGAAGCATGGGAATTGTACGGATGCTGTCTGTACAATTGCTAAAGCAATATATGAGCGGTCGCCCATCTTCGCCTTGCATTCTAGATCGGACTTGATCCCAGCCACCCATTGCCCCTTTTGAAGCTACGCGGGCGTTATCCGCCTTGCGAAAGCCCAGTTTATTCCCTGATCCCGTATACAGCCGCTCCGCAATGGATGGGCCTCCATCGCTGGAGAACGCGGCGGGATCAAGCACACCATATAGCACAGTTTCACCAGCTTCGAGGTGTAGTATCTTTTGAGCAACTTCCTCGGCTGGCATTTTCAAGCCAGTATTGGGGTTTTTGACCGGATCAGCGCACCCGTAGTATTCTCGGTATCTGATCATGGACCCCTTGGGGATCATCTGGCCGTCTGGGTGTTCCCAGTCATCTCCAGCAATAGCCCACCAGCCAAAGCTAAACGGGCGGGCCGATCCCCAGTCACCTGACCTAAATCGTGTCCACCATTCTGGAAGCTCTACAGGCCGCAATACCATTTGCTGGGACCAGCAGTTAAAGAACGCGCCGGCTACGATGTTCCAATCGCCGAGCAACCACGCTTTTCTAAGCGCCTCGTTTCCGTATGTAGAAGCTAAAAGCCGGTTTCTATAACTGGGGTCTGATGCCAAAAGAATTAGGTTATCTTCTAATGCGGATGGCACAAACATGCGGGTAAACCCGGTTTCCGGGTCTTTGTATGGGGTGCGCGATGGCCCTACATCAATGTAACGTGACTTAACCCACGCATGACCCACACCGCCAGGGTTGCCAGTAAGGCGAACGGTGCAAGGTACGCCAGCAGGAGAGCGAAGAGTAGATAGCATCCTAAGAAGGCCCGCAGGAGTTGCATATTCAGTCACCTCGTCAAAAGAAATCCCCGTGAATTGCATTCCGTGATATCGGCCATAGTCTTGTTCGCGCTCAATATATCGCATCTTGACGGTTGCGCCATTGGGCCAATACCAGCAATTGGAAAACGGATATTCAGCCGACATTTGGCTTTTATAAAAAGCGCCTGACGCGCTAAATATTTGCATGGCGCGATATTGAAGTTCTTCCAACTCTGGGTATGTTTTTCGAAACATAACGCCGCGCCAGCCGTCGCTATACCGCAGCGCACCATCTTCTTGATACCCAAGCTGGAAATCTGATTTTCCACCGCCTCGGCTACCCCCAAAAAAAAGTTCGTCTACCCAATCCGCTTCTAGCGCAGCTAATTGTGGTCCGATTTGCGGCCACCAAGGCATTTCTTCCACCTGTTCCAGCGGTTGGCTGGATTATGAAGTGATGATTTTTCCGGGTGCGTCTGCATACCACTTTTTCCCTTGGCAGATGCGTCCCGCATGTTGTCCGTGTGCGACCCTAGAAATAGATGGTCAGGGTTTACACAGGGTCGAACGTCACAGGTATGGCAGACATAAATGCCTTTTGGAATGGGACCGCGAAATAGCTGGTAACTGATACGGTGCGCCCATTGGCATTTTCCATCCATGCTAAATGCGCCATAGCCAAATCCCTTTATTGCGCCCGTCCAAAGCCAACAACCAGAGTTCGGGTCTTTCATGACTTTGGCTTCAAAGCGATCAATAACCGGCGTTGCGACACAACCGCTCACGGCCCCATTTCCCCCGGCAATATGACCTTGCGCTTTTGCGGCATCATAATCACGTTACCTTTGTTTTCACGCTTGCGCTGTTCGCCCATGACTTGAGACCAGTAAACATTCCACATGCTTAGGAATACCTCGGCCACCAATAGGTCATCGGTAATGTCATCGGCGTGGTCATTGGCAATATCGTCCCGCATGGACATGGCCGTGAGTTCGTCCAGCTTTGCCATGCCGGCCTCAATCATTTCGCGGGTGATGGCTAGCTTGGGCGGGCGGATTTTATGGTTTCCGGTTTTGTCGGTCATTTGAAATGCCGCTGAATAGACGGGTCAATCGTCGGCCAAACGTCCCAAGGAATAACAACCGGCTGGGGCATGGTCTTGGCAAGGATAACAGCCAGCTCATGGGCGGTTATATCATGCTGTGGAATAAACCTGACCTTCATAGGCTCAGGCTCAAATTCGCGGTTATTCCACGGCATCATTTCCCGCCTTCTTTGCTCTATGCTTTTTGACCCGCGCCAGCACCTTTGCCCGTTCCGCAGCTTTGTAGGCTTCCAATATTTCAGAAGCGGTAACTGGCAGCGGCTTGCTGTTGGCGTTTTTAATGGTGACGTTAGCGCCAACTTTGGGCCTGTATTCTATAGGGGGCTTTGCCATAACTGTAACGATACCGTGCAACGTTACATAACGCAACGCTATTTCAGTTTATGAATAGCCAACCATTCATCGCGGGTCATTGTGGGCCGCTGGACAGTCTCAAGCGGCTTTAGATCATCAGCTTGGCCTAGTCCTATGGACTGGGAGGGCTTTCCGTCTAAGCGGTCGCCAATCTCTTTGAGGGCAGAAACGTCGCCTTCTGCGCCAGCCTTAACCAGCCGCATGGCTAAGAGGTCAAGATGCTTTGTTTTACCGTCTGTTGCAATGCGGTGAACAGCTAATTGGATAGCATCCCGCCACTGCTTGTCGGACTTATAGCCCTTGTTATTCTTCGGGGCTGCCATTCAGCAATTCCGCCTTTTTGCCGGTGAAATTCTCCCAGCGTTTGACCGCAATATCCACATAGGCTGGGTTCAGTTCTATAGCATAGCAGTGCCGTCCCGTCATCTCGGCTGCGATAATGGTCGTGCCAGAACCGCTGAAGGGCTCATAGACCGCCTGCCCGACGCTGCTGTTGTTCTCTATGGGCCGCTTCATGCACTCGACGGGCTTTTGAGTGCTGTGGCCTGTCTCGGACTTGCGGGGCTTGTCTATTTCCCAAAGGGTTGTCTGCTTGCGGCCACCGTCATAGTGTCCCGGCTTGCCTTTGCGAACTGCATACCAGCAAGGCTCATGCTGGGGATGATAATCGCCCCTCCCAATAACGAGTTGGTTTTTGGCCCATATAATTTGGGCGCGTATTAACAACCCACAGGATACAAGGCTGTCCGCTACGGACGCCGCCATATTGCCAGCATGCCAAACATAGGCCACATCCCCAGGAAATAGCGCCCAAGCCTCGCGCCAATCGGATCGGCAGTCGTTCTCAACCTTCCCTATGGCGCTCGCGCCATATGGCTTACCGTTTGCCCGGTCAGCCCGATTTCGCCAATCCGGGTCGTAGTCAACCCCATAAGGCGGGTCCGTGACCATCAGGTGCGGCTTAACGCTGCCCAGAACCTTGTCCACCACCAGCGCATCGGTGCAGTCGCCGCAGACGATCCGGTGATCCCCCAAAGCCCACAAATCCCCTAATTTTGAGGTAGGCTCTACATTTTCCGGGATTTCGTCCGGTTCCGTTAGACCCTGTTTGTCGCCCATAAGCTTGGCGATTTCATCGTCCGAAAAGCCAGTGAGCGCCAAGTCAACATCAAGATCGACCAAAGCCGTCATCTCGATTTTAAGCATGTCCAAGGACCAGCCAGCGTTCAGGGCCAGCTTGTTATCCGCAATGATATAAGCCCGCTTTTTCGCCTCCGTCAGCCCCTTCAGGGCAATAGTCGGAACCATAATAAGGCCGAGCTTTTGAGCAGCCAGCAGCCTTCCGTGGCCCGCTATAACGCCATTGTCGCCATCGACTAGTACCGGGTTTGTAAAACCAAACTCGTGGATGGATTTAGCGATCTGCGCTACCTGGTCATCGCTATGAGTGCGCGCGTTGTTAGCATAACGCTGTAAGTCTTTGATTGGCTTATAAATAACCGCAAGGTCAGCAGGCATGTCTTTGTTTTGCTTATGGTTTGTCGCGGTCATGGGTGGTCTAATTATCACACTGTTTCATGTGAAACACTAGGCTTTCTTAGAAGCCAGCATCTTACCCAGCTTTTTAGCCTTGTCAGCGGCTGTAAATTCTTTGCCTACGGATTGGGGGACGCCACCGTAACCTCCTGGGGTGTGGGCTGCGGCTTGCATTAGACGGGCTTGGGATGGGCTTTTACTTGGCACCTAGCTCATCCATTTCAAGCAGCGCCAGCATGTTGCAGTATTCCTTGACCGATAGTTTTTTAAACCCGGCGCGGTTCTTTTGCGCCCACATTGTTTGGTAAGACATGGGCTTACCGTTTTGGACGTAATCGAATTTCATGCGGGGCTTTGGATGCTGAAGGAAGCGATCAACTTGTAGCTCTTTGCCGGGATGGATTATACCACCTTGTGCTTCTAGAGCGGCTTGAACCGCGCGGCGCTCGCAAGCTGTCATTGGTTTTACAGGGCGATTATCCATTAAAGCCCTATATAGCCTCTCTGGCGGGCGTCGTGTTCTACCCAGGCCCCAAGTAGCACGGCGCGGGCCATCGGCTTCAGAAGGCTCTGGGGAACTTCTGGGAACAAATGGTCACGGACGCGGGCTTGGATAAATACCGTGGCGCGGATTTCTTCCAAAGTGTCAGCCTTGGCCCGCATTTCAGCCAAAAGATTTTCAACTTCGGAGCGCACTGTCTCGGCCATATAGCGGATATTAACCATTTGACGGCTTATCTGCAAGCACGGGATCAATCATGCGGCCCCAAATAACGTCAGCGTCGAAAAATCCCTCGTAGTCAGGATTGCCGTCCCATACCATTGCCTTTGTTGGCACTTGCATGGCTTTGACGGCAGCACGGGCCATCTTTTCTACCTGTGCCAGTTGGAACGTGTTCAGCAAATCATAGTCCTGATGCGAAAAGCCTTCGACATGGAGGGCCGCGTATATTGCACGGGCTACCCTATCCAGCATCTCATTCATGGCCGCTTTTTCCTGATCGGTGTGACGTTTGAGGGCCTTGAAGTCTCTAGGATATATCCCCGCTGCGCTTTGTCATAACAGCTTGCCGGCCATGATTTGCTGCGGGCTCGCTTGGCTGGCGGGTTCTGCTTCACCCTTTCCTGCCATATCAAATCCGCATATTGCTGAACGGTTCTATTATGCGCCATTTCCACAAGAATGTCGCGGTTTTCCGTGGGAATTACTCGCATTATTTAATCCTCTTTTGAAATGGCCGTGATGGTATTTTTTGCTTGCCTGATTTCATAGGCCGCTTGCTTGGTCTTGGATTAATCAGCCGCTTAACTTTCGCGTTATCCTTCACGTCTTGAGCCGTCTTTGCCTTATGACAATGGGCGTGAACGGGGCGTAAATTCTGGTATTCGTGCGGGCCACCGTGGACATGGGCGTGTATGTGATCAAACTGGATATCATCGCCTGGGCGCAATGGTACATCGCAAATACCACAACGCACATAGCCGGGGATGCGGTGTAAAATGCAGTCAACTGCCATTTTTCGGGAAATTGGCTTTGTCATCTTACCCATTTCTCATAACGCTGGGTGGTTTGCCAAATCTGGTAATCGGCTTGCATAGCTGCCCAGTCATGCCGGGGCCGTTCGTTGGCTTCGTTGTCTAATTCCGACCGAGATGTAATGCGGCAGAATTCGCGAATTTTTTGGGCTGCATCGTCAGCATTGCTCGCGCCCAAATATAATTTAAAATCATTGTCTTGGCATCTTATGGCCGCTTGCTGGGACAATGGCATAGACGCAAACGATTTGCGTTCTTTGGCCGGCGGCGGCTCTACCGGCTTTTCATCATCCCCTATCTCAGCAACAGCCACCATGTATCTTGTACCCAGCGGAGCAAGCGCCAACGCTGCGGCCAGATCACTAGGGTGGCAAACAAAACTGATAACAATACCGTCCTGTGTCTGGCGATACGCATGCTTTTTGGCCTCAAAGTGTTCGGTCATCAGAATAACTCCACCTGGCGTTCTTTGATGGCCTTGATCAGCTTGCCATGAAGGTCGGGTTCCACGATCCGGGCCTTGGCAATCTTCTCATGGTATTTCTCGCTAAACTCATCCAGGCCCTTCCGGTCCAGCGTAGGCACCCGATCAATCCCCTTTTGTAGCCATGCGGCTACCGTAATGGTGGGGGCGGGGGTCTGTGCTTCGGGAATCTGGGGGCTGGATGGGGCCGCAGAGGGCCTAGGAGCCTTGCTGGCGGCGTTCCCGTCATCGTCGGTATCAGCTATCACCCCCATAAGGGCCGACAGCCCATAGCGGCGCGCGTAGGTCACAGCCGACCCGTAGCCTTGGGCCGTTTCATCCTTGCTTGTGACCACCAGCGGGTAGGTCGCCGCGATCCAGTC